CCAGCACCTGCGGCCCGACCTGCTCCAGCAACGGCGTCCAGCAGTTTTGATGAAGATGATGCGCCTGCTGTGGCATCAGCACCGGTAGAAGCCAAACCTTCGACTCAAAAGGCCGAAGATATCCTGGCCATGATCCGGGCTAGACAAAAGCAGTAGTATAATCAAGACTGGAATCAAATTCCAGTCTTGTTTTTATCATAATCATGTTTCCAACTTTGACTCACCCTAGACCCGAAAAGATATACTATACCGATGGATATCATGGCGACAAATATTCCGATATTTTGAAATTGTCCACGGTTCCTGATTCAATTTACCTCAGTGATCACCTGGGCGGGTTTACCAAAACTTTTGAGAATAGCATTTTTAACAATCTCAATTTAAGAGCCCAAAAAGCCCAAAAGAGAATTTGTGTGTATTATGACGAAATTATAGATGATAGGATAAGATTAAATTATCCTAATCTTGAGTTTAAATTTTATTGGTTTACCAAAAAAGGAGAAGTATTTACAAGTCTAGAAAATTATAAAATTCATCCAGAATTAGATTTTAAAAATTTTCTTTGCAGTTTCAATGGGGCACGACGTCAATGTAGAGAACTTTTGGTATCAATAATTGAAAAATTTGGATGGTTTGATCCCGACTATAGTAGTAAAAATTTCCAGTCTGATTCTAAAAAAATTGATGGTTTTGTGTCCGATCATATTACAGGTGATCAAGAAAAAATTTACAACAAATTTTTTAGTACATCAGACGATTTTAATCAAACCATATATTCGTTTGGTAAGCATAATTATGAACATGCACAAAACATTTATACACTTGAAAATCAGCTAACCAAAAGTTTCTTGAACTTAGTTAGCGAGACTTTGGCCACAACTGGTTATCCACATGTCACAGAAAAATTTTTATACAGTGTGATAACTCGCGGGTTGTATTTGGCCTATGCTCCACCGGGTTGGCATGAACACGTGGAAAAATATTATGGATTTAAACGCTATACTAAATTATTTGACTATGAGTTTGATAGCATTCAAAATCCCGTCAAAAGATTAGTCGCATTGATATCCATGATACAAAAATTTAGCATACTGTCGTCTGACGATTGGAGAGACTTATACTTACTAGAACTAGATACAATTACCTTTAACTACAATCACTATTTTAGCAAAGATTATCAAAAATATCTTGCAAAATATGCATAAACAGTTTATAATAGAATAAATTAATTAAGGAAAAAACATGGGAAAACCATTTGACGTCAGCAAATTCCGTAAGGAAATTACAAAAAGTATTGATGGTCTTTCAATAGGCTTCAACGATCCCACAGACTGGATCAGCACAGGCAACTTTGCCTTGAACTATCTCATCAGCGGCGACTTCAACAAAGGCATCCCCTTGGGTAAAGTTACTGTGTTTGCTGGAGAATCTGGTGCTGGTAAGAGCTATATCTGTTCAGGCAACATAGCTAGGAACGCACAGCAACAAGGAATCTTTGTTGTATTAATTGACAGCGAAAATGCCTTGGATGAAGATTGGCTCAAGGCGCTAGGCGTAGATACCAGCGAAAGCAAATTACTCAAACTCAGCATGGCCATGATTGATGACGTGGCCAAGACAATCTCAACATTCATGGCTGACTACAAAGCTCTACCCGACGGCGAGCGCCCCAAGGTCATGTTTATCATTGACAGCTTGGGCATGTTGCTCACACCCACTGACGTCAATCAGTTTGATGCCGGCGAAATGAAAGGTGATCTAGGTCGCAAACCCAAGGCACTTACTGCACTTGTTCGCAACTGCGTCAACATGTTTGGTAGCTACAACGTAGGTCTGGTATGTACCAATCATACCTATGCCAGCCAGGACATGTTTGATCCGGATGACAAGATCTCGGGCGGACAAGGCTTTATCTATGCGTCAAGTATCGTAGTTGCCATGAAGAAGATGAAACTCAAAGAAGATGAAGACGGCAACAAGATCTCAGAAGTCATGGGCATCCGTGCTGGTTGTAAGGTAATGAAAACACGCTATGCCAAACCCTTTGAAGGTGTGCAGGTCAAGATTCCTTATGAAACAGGCATGAATCCCTACAGTGGACTCGTGGACTTGGCTGAAAAGAAAGGTCTGCTCAAGAAAGACGGCAATCGCTTGATGTTTGTGACATCGGCAGGAGAGATCATCAAACAGTTCCGCAAGGCCTGGGAAAGCAACGAAGAAGGTTGTTTGGACAAGGTCATGGCCGACTTTGCAAATCAGAAGGAAACGGTAAGTACTGAAGAAACAGCCACGGAGGAATAAAAATGAGTGCAGAACTAGCTAAAGAAATTTGGACTGAATTACGACGGTATGTTAATACCGTAGATCGAGAAGAAGCGGCAGAAACCTTGGTGTCGGTGCTGATTGATAATGATATGGCTGCTGATGACATTCGGGAAGTATTTAAAAGTGAGAGTGATGTAAAACGTGCTTTGACTAGCTATCTCAAAGATCATGCCGATGATGAAGACGACGAAGATTTGCATGATGATGGGGACGATGAATATGAAGATTATTAATGTCCGATCGATATTTTCCTATAAAAACTAATAGTGCTTGCCAGCTCAAATGGACCTGGAGCACCATAAGACTTTATAATGGCGATACCAGCAGTTGTCATAGAGTTCTTGGCGATATAGTTAATTCAAGTACATTTGACTCTTTTCACAATACACCTAAAAAACTAGCCGATCGACGACTAATGCTTGATGGCGAATGGCCCAGGGGCGGGTGTGAATATTGTAAAAACATTGAAAATGCCGGCGGTACCAGTGATAGACTAATACAGACATCCATACCCAATCTTGTGCCTCTCGAATTAGATCACAATATCAATGCAATCCAAGTAACCCCGCGCATACTTGAAATTTATTTTGACAATACTTGTAACATGAGCTGTATATATTGTTGGAACGGATTTAGCAGTAAAATTGAACAAGAAAATATAAAATTTGGACCATTTGAAAAACATGGAGTTAAGATTGTCAATCTCGGGTCCCGTAGTGAAGATTTTGCCAAATTGACACAGGCATTCTGGGTCTGGATGAAACAACATTCACAAAAACTTGCCAGATTGCATGTATTAGGAGGTGAACCATTTTATCAACAACAATTTGATCAATGTTTAGATTTTTTTGAGCAACATCCTTGTCCGGATCTTGAATTTAATGTGGTAAGCAATCTGATGATTAATCATACCAGATTTCAAAAAATTATTCAACGTATCAAAGATTTGACTTCTAGGCGCCACGTTAAAAGATTTGATTTGACTTGCAGCATTGATTGTTTTGGTGCCGAACAAGAATATGTTAGATATGGATTAGATCTCGACCAATGGCGAGAAAATTTTGAGTATCTAGTCAAAGAAAAATGGATTTATTTAAGTATTAATCAGACATTGTCATGTCTAACAATAAAAACAATTCCGGATCTGTTGGCATACATAAATCAGTTAAGTGTTAATAGAAAAATCAACCAATTTTTTTCAACCACGGTCATGACTCATGAGTTTTTACACCCAAATGTGTTGGGTGCTGGGTATTTTGACAAGGATTTTGAAAAAATTCTATTTCTGATGCCCCGACAAACCAAGCAACAACAACAAGCTCGAGAATACATGCAAGGTATACAAAAACAAATAAACACAACCGTAAAAAATAATTTGAAGATATCGCAGTTGATTACTTTTTTAGATGAAATTGATCGAAGACGTGGGCTTGATTGGAAAAAAACTTTTCCCTGGCTGATAGAGGAAGCAAATCATGTGGTATAGTCGAGTAGTTGCAGATTTAGGTGCCATCCCGGATTTTATAGCACATTATGAACGTGAGCTGGAAGATGCTCGGCGTGATGTGCGGGTGACCGGACTGGTGGAAAAAAACATCAAAGAACTGCCTGGCATAACCGAACACAGATTCAACCAACTGCAAGAAATTGAAGCTGTACTAAATCATCTCAATATTCAGTTGAGAAAGATACGCAGAAAACATTTCCAAAAATATTTAGAGGGCTATGCCCGTGCCCTGACCAGCAGAG